ATGCTCTGACCGAAGCCACAACAGTATCACCATGATTAATAAAACCGTCAGCATCCTTCGTAGGCTCGGTTGATATAATGTCAATGAACCTATTTATCTTTCCAAAACTCATAAATGAAACCCCACTTTTAATTTTCACACCTTCCAATCCCGGTCAAGCCGCAGTAGCAGATTGACTGTGTTCCATACCTGCTGACCCGCTTGCACGTTGTCGGCAAAAAAGCCACCTGTGCTGCCGTCCCTTGATTCATAGAAGTGGGACGATAGCATAATGACAGCTTGCTCTGTGGTAGGTGGCATCAAGTGATCTGTGTAGTAATTTTCTGTGAGATGCTGATAGCTTTCAGCGTATTTAACGGCGGCGGTGATGTAAATCTGCAGAAGAAAATCGTCCGCCGTGTGTTCAAGAATAAGGTTTGCCCTTACTTTTTCAAGCAGTGTCATACAGCCACCGTCCTTTCATTATTCTTCCGGTTCTTCGATTACGACAGTGAAGGTTGCTTCGGGATAGCCGGAAACCCAGAGGGTGAAGACCTTTGGAGTATTTATGATTTCATCGCATTTTAGCCACATGACGATATCTCCGGCTGAACCGCCGACAGCAGCAGCTTCTGCAGCATCAGCAGATGTAAGTTGAGACCCGTTGTACTTAGCCGCAGTAATATCTGCAAGTCCCGTAGTTATGAGCATTCCAACCCACTTGTGAGTACCCTGTGCTGGGTTAGAACTTGGGAAAGCAATCAGCTCCGATACGGAGACCACAACGGTAATAACATCACCATCAACGCCGATCGCCATAACCTTGCTTTGGTTTGCGATTAAATCATCACCGGTCGGGTTTGGAATCTTGGCAACACCAAACTCCCCTACATCCGGAGCCATAAGACCTGCATCTTTCAGTTTGAGCAGCAGAGCGTTGAAATCGTCCTTGACTCCAGCTACGGTAGTAGCTGTGCTGGTTGCTTGGTTATTTGCAGAAGGAAGCCCCGTTACCGAGGCGCCCTCCTTTATTTCAAGTATTCCACCAATAACAGTTTTGTTACCACCCTGTTCGGTGTAGTTCTTTGTGTTATAGCTCATTATTCGCACCTCCGTTAGGCTTTCTGCTGAAGTACCTTAATGGCTTCAGGCAGAATCAGTTTTCCGTCTACACGCTGAGTAGCTACAAAACCTATCTGGCCGGTTACAGCATAAAGCTCATTGAGTCTCTTAAAAACTCTACCTTGACGGTCAGCTACCCAGTAATAGCTGAAATCACCGAATGCTATTGTCTTCGCTCCGGCTTCAATAGTAGGCACATAGGAAGATGTAAAAAGAGGGCGATTAAGAATAGTATCCGGAGTTCCAGCCTGTATAGATGGCTGCCATAGGTACTGACCTTGACCGTCTTTCAGCTTACGAATTGCCTTTACTGTTGAGTCGTTCATGATGAATACAGACTTATTACGATAAGGTGCTTTTAATGAATAGAACAGGTCAAGCACTTCATCGAGAGTGATAGCTGTTGCACCCGCAGTAGTGACACCTAACTGTGCTCCGCCTGTTGCCGCAAAGATGCCGTTTGGTTTACCAGAACCATCGCCAATGAAGAAGGCCTCCTCTTCCTTGTTACCGATACGTCTTGCAAATTCCCTTGAAATATATGCTTCAAGCGGAAACACACTATCATTTAAAAGCTCCTCAGAAACCTTAATCATCGTACCTAACTTATAGGCTCCAATAGATACTTGACCAAAGCTATCGTCACTTTCGGGAATTGCACCTTCCTCATCAATCCATGAGGCTGTGCCCTTGGATGCAACCACCGGGATTTTTCTATCGCCGGAAGCGGTGGTAATAACTTTAGCCAGTCTACGGAAAATATTTTCTTCCTTAAGAGATTCCACAAGTGTTCTCTCAAACTCATCAGGCACCAAGTATCCACCTTCTGAATCTGTGCCAATTTGAAGAGCGTTTTTTACAGTGGGATCAAGTCCCTCACCGGCACGTGTACGCATGGCATTCCAGAATGCTTTTCTGTACTCGTCGGTTGCTCTGCCGGTTTTGCCTTCCAGTTTGGGAGTGGCAGGCTTACCTGTCAACGGATTAGCCGTAGGAGCGTTAAGTTCCGCATCCAATATGGTCTGTTTTTCCAACCGGTCGATTTCCTTGCCAAGGGCAACTACATCGGCTTCCATTTTGTTATACGTTGCCTCATCCTCAGCAGAAATCAAACCATCTGTACCACGCTTGGTATCTAAGAACGCTTTGGCAGCGTCCCATGCTTTGGCGCGTTTCTCGCGCAGTTCTAAAATTTTGTTCATAATCTTTTCCTCCTATTAATGAATAATATTGTTGAGCCGCTTTTCAAGAGAATCAACGGGTGTAACTTTTTTAGTAGGTGTTTTATTGGGGCATATTTTATCAAGCAACGAATTTGTGACTGCTCTTCTGCTAAAAGCATAGGTGAAGTCATCTTGCTGAATGCGCTTTTTATCATCTTCCAAAATTTCATCTGCAAAGCCGAGTTCAATTGCCTTATTTGCATTCAGCCAGGTTTCTGCATCCATAAGGTGAGATAGTTTGGTTCTTGATAAGCCGGTTTTGATTTCATATGCATTGATGATGCTTTCCTTTACCTCCGAAAGCATGGCTATTGCCTTTGGCATTTCTTCGCTGTCACCAATGGCTACAGTTAATGGGTTATGTACCATCATCAGTGCAGTAGGTGCCATTAGCACAGTTGTTCCCGCCATGGCGATGACCGATGCGGCCGAAGCCGCAATGCCATCAATCTTGACTGTGACCTTGCCTTTGTAGTCCATAAGCATGGTGTAAATCTGGCTGGCTGCAATGCAGTCGCCGCCCGGTGAGTTCAGCCAAATAACAATGTCACCCTCGTCGGCACTAAGCTCCGCTTTAAATGCCTTTGGGGTGACATCATCATCAAACCATGACTCCTCGGCAATTACGCCGTCGAGGTAAAGCGTTCGGGTATCGGATTTTTCATCCTTGACCCAGTTCCAAAATTTGCGGGTAACACCCGCTGGCGAATCGCGCACTTCACTTTGTGCAGATTGAGGCATTTCTGCCCACGTTGTTTGTTTCATCAGAAACCTCCTCCGTTTCTATTTTATTGGGTGCAGACTCAGCCTGCTTTGCGAACGCACCTGCGTCCTGCAATTTGGTCATTGCTCCATTAATTAAATAGAGATCACCACCAAGTTCCTCAGGAATACGGTCGAGATTTTCAAGTTCACGGATATCGTTAGCGCTCATCCATCCGTTCTGCCTTGCGGTCGCGTATCCGCTCATGCGAGAAACATAGTCACCGCGAAGCAAGCCGTCTACATTAAACTTAATGAATACGGTAGGCTTTTCGCTTTCCATAAGTAAAGCTCGGCACATTGTTTGTTCCCAGCGCACCACCCACGGATCAAGGGTATATTTTACGAACTCCAGTGATTGCTGCTCAATGTTGCTGAAGGAGGATTTCTCCAAGTCAGCAAGCATGTGAGGCGGTACTCTAAAAATACGGGCGATCTCATTTATCTGAAACTTTCGTGTTTCCAAGAACTGCGCCTGCTCGGGAGGGATACCTATTTGCTGATACTTCATACCTTCTTCCAGTACAGCCACTCTGTGTGAATTATTTGAACCTTGGTAGGCAGCGTTCCAACTGTCTTTTACCTTTTGTGGGTCCTTGATTGTTCCGGGATGCTCCAGAACACCTCCGGGTGCAGCGCCATTAGCAAAGAACTTCGCTCCGTATTCTTCCGTAGCCATCGCAAGTCCTATAGCGTTTTTAGCCATTGCAATCGGCGAATAACCCACTAATCCATCAAAACCCAAGCCAGGGATATGGAGAACATCGGATGGGTCGAGATAGACCAGACTATCTTTGCCAAGGGTGGGAGCGTCCTCTACACTTCGCTGATACAAATAAAAAAGCCGTCCGCTTTTGTCACGGTCGACTGTCATTTTATTTGGCATAAGGGGATAAAGAGCAATAACCTCACCACGTGCATTTCTGATAATCTGTGCATAAGCATTGCCCCATAACAGGAGATGGCTCATCAGCGTTTCACGGAACGTGAAGGAAGTCATCTCTGGATTAGGTTCATCATGGAGCAGTTTATATAACGGATGTTGTAAATGTTTCTCTTTGCCACCACTATCGTTGTATTTATAAACATGAAGCGGTAGTCCGGCCAGCGTTTCGGACAATATCCTCACACAGGAATAGACCGCCGTCATCTGCATGGCAGTATGCTCGTTAACCGGCTTTCCTGAGCTTGTGCTCCCAAAAAAGAAGTTGTACCGACTGCCGCCAAGCGTATTTTTAGGTTTG